GAAAAACTAACTTTCTGTTTTGATTTTGCAAAAATAATTTTAGCGTGTATATATAGGATATGAAAAAACTAGAAAATAAAGCTGCAGAGATAGAAGAATCTCATAATCGTAAACTAACAAATAGACAAAAAGAATTTGCTCGTCATTATGTAGACGGAACTCACTCTAATGCAGAATGCGCAAGACTTGCAGGGTATTCTGATGTTAATGGTATTTGTAAAATTCAAGCTCATAAATTGTTAGACAGCAAAAATTTTCCTCATGTTTCTGAGTATATAAAAGAATTAAGAGAAGATAGAGAAAAGAAATATGGCGTTACACTTTTGGGACAACTGAAACGATTTAAAGAATTATCTGAATCTGCGCAAGAAAACGGACAATTTTCAGCGAGTATAAATGCGGAAAGAATTCGTTCAGCTCTGGGTGGTTTAACTATTGATAGGAGAGAAACCAATCATTATCATGCTATTGAAAATATGAGTAGAGATGAAATAGAAAATCGCCTTAAAGAATTAAGACAATCCCATCCACAAATGTTTGTAGATGCAGAATATGAGGAAGTAAATGACAAAGAAACCAGAAAGCCTCTTTTGGAATCAAGTGAGAGCAAAAATGCCGACACATTGGTTCAGCACGAGGATAGAGAATAGAGTCGGGGAAGGTGTTCCAGATGTATTTGTATGCGCAGAAGGATTACCATTTTGGTTAGAATTAAAGGTAACCAAAACTAACCGACTTCACATTAGTTCGGGTCAAATAGGTTGGAATTACGCCCTTCATAAGTCGGGGGGTGTTAGTTTTTTCTTGGTTAACCTTCCCTCAAACAGTAACCTATATTTGTTTGAAGGGAAGGAAGGTCGGGGGTTAAAGGACAATGGTCTAGCAATCTCTGGGTCGGGGACAGTGGTTCCTTGTCTGTGGTCGGGGTCTGATTGGTCGGGACTATTCGGGACTATGCTCGATGTAGTCGGGAGTCGGGTCGGGTCGGGTTCAAGTTCGGGAACCAAAACCAAACGGGTCATGAACAATAAACAGAACCAGGTACTGTCATCTATGGAGCTGCTTACCAGGATGAGTGGCAGCTAATGCCTGGAAAAAAACCCCAGGCCGTGAAACCTGGGGAAAAATTTAAAAGTTTTCGTTAATGTATTCTCGAAGCTTATCAAGAGTTGCTTTTTCTTTTAAGAGTTCTTGGAATCCTTCATCTTCCATAACTATGCCTGGATCTATTAACGCTTCCCCGCACAGTATTTGTATCCAATTTACAATCATTGCTTTCCCCTTTAGATTTGTTAACACTCTTTTTTATACCATGTACCGTGGGAAAAGTAAAGCCCCGAACAGAGAAATATTCGGGGCTAACGGCCTAAGCCGCTCGGGGCCGGCAAGTGTCAACAATCCGGCAGCCGAATTCCAGGTAGTCGGGTCGGGGTTAATATAGCAATCGGGCCTTTTCTTTTTGCAGCTTCTCTTTGACGCGCTCCCAGTAATTATAAGCCCAGGTGCCAGGTGTTATCTCGTCACAGAACAGAGAGACTCTTTCGAGCCTCCCTAAAATTTGTTCTACTTCATGATCGTGTGATGTAAACATTATGCCCTCCATTCAAATTGAGTTTCAGATACACGAATACTCATATCACCACCATTTGCTAATCGAGTCAATTGGTCTTTACGCATATGTATCGCTTCTCCGAAATCGTCTCCACCAACCGCATCACGACATTTATTCCAACAATCGTCGGAGTCGGGTTCATAACCTTTGGCATAAACAACAACATTGTTTTTGTAATCTTTTTCGCCCCAACCGTTCATTAAGTAAATACCACTATCTTTTACAAACAAAAAAGTTTTTTTAGATGTGGTCTTGTCTTGATAAGGCACTTGAAATTCTTTATGACGCAAAGTTTCAAGGGCTAGTTTCTTCAGTTTATCTGAAGCTTTAAAGTGTAGTATAGTCATTACTTTCTCCATTTATTTGTTGACAATACCATATATTACCATTAGACTATATATAATGTCAACAATTAAATAGGAGAATAAAATGACTAATGGAGAAAAAGCACTAAACAAAGCGATTGACCAAGAGAAATCTAAAGACGAACGCTTTAATCAAAAACTTAAACATTGGGATTACCTAAGCAATTTAAGTCGTGAAGAGTTAATAGGTTTATGTATGACTTATAGATTTGAAGGGAAAGCAAATGGGTAGATATTATCATGGAGATATAGAAGGCAAGTTTATGTTTGCAGTTCAATCAAGCGATGATGCAGATTTTTTTGGAGTAGTAGGACAACCTCCTGACACTCATCTTGAATATTGTTTTACAGACGAGGATTTATCTAAGATTAAAAAAGGTCTTAAAGAGTGTAGTTTGCAATTAGGTAACAATCGCATACGCAACAAGCTCGATAAATTTTTTAAAACACGGGATAGTTATAATAATGAAATGCTTACCGAAGAATTCGGGTGGCATCCATTAAGAGTAAAAGAAATTTTAAAATGGTATGCTCGTGTTCAATTAGGAGAGCAAATTTTAGAATGTGTTGAAGAGTATGGAGATTGCAATTTCCAAGCAGAACTTTAGTTTCTCCAAGAAAAACCCCCGACTATTAATCGGGGGTTTTTTATAGTCGGGGTCGGGGCAGCTTTGAAGCAGCTTTAAATAATTTATACCTGGAAAATTTATGCCTGGATAAGTGTAAAACTTGGGGCAGCTCGGAACTCCAGTCGCCCCAGGTCTTGGAACGACTGGCGTAATCGAACTAGCTAAGTTCGATTACGTGATGTCCGTTATCTGAATTATCACCGTCATTCTCATCTATACCAAAATACATAGAATAAGATAAATAGTCGTCAGAATAAAGATACTTATCATCTTTATAATAATGATATTTAAAATCTTCCGTTGGATAGTCTGACAATGCTTTGATAAATTGTATCATAACATTTCGAGGCTCTAACCTAGAAAGTGGGTCGCTTCCGTTGCCTTCTTGTAATTTTAAAACTTTCTTTTTAAAATCAATCGCCCAATTTCTTGCAAAGTCAGCAAATTGTTGACCTCCCCAATGATGGAATAAAACTACACTTTTATCGCCCCATTCCATATCTTTATGACTAAATTGTATTGATACTCTATCGCCCATTTTTTTCTCCTTATTTATTATAGTTGTTGACAATACCATATATTACCATTAAGATATATATAATGTCAACAATAATAATGGAGAATAAAATGAAGAACTTAATGAATAAAACAAGAACTGCCGAAAATCCATACGCTACCTTTAAAAAAGGTAATTTTGTTAGCCACGTAATTCGTGCCTATACTACTAAACAGGAACAACATTCTCGTTGGTACACTGTTGCAAAATCTGACCTGACTTATGGAGCGTATGAGTATGGAGATGCATACATAAAAGAAATCACTGATAATCTTGAACTTGTATACGCATCACCTGAATTTATAAAGCAATATCCTAAGCTTGCTTTTAAGTTCCAAGTTAAAGACAAACTTAAAAAGCAAGGGCTGAATGAAGAATGGATGGCTGACCATTTAGAAATAATCACCTAATAACTTTTTAAGATTTCTAGCTAAAGGGTCGGCCTTCGGGTCGGCCTTTTTTTATGGTCGGGACCTGGGTCGGGTTGTCGGGAATCGGGTTAAGTGGTTATGAGATTAGATTAATATAAACAAAGTAATATATATATGAACCAGGTATATGTTCCAGGCAAAGCAGCTCATGAGCAGCTAACAAAGCAGCTTATAACTTCCAGGCAAATTTTTTTCCCAGACATCAACCAATTAAAAAAAAGTTGTTTTTATATTGACGTTCCATATATTACCATGTTAATATCTTAGATATTAAAGCAATTAAGCTTTATGTAAATAGAAAGCTAGAAATATGAAAAAGAAAATAAACCTAAAAGCTGAGCAATTACAAAGCAATGAAAATAATATAGATGCTTTTGTAAAAGCAATAGAAGAGAATAAAATTCTTAACGCTAGAATTAAAGTTAACAACGCATTGTTAAAAGATGCAAAGGCATTGTTAGAATTACATGATAGTATCGAAGGAGAGAACCTTAATATAACTATGACTTCTTCTATTGTTCCTGAACATATTGTTAAAGAACATACTCGAAAAGCATTAAAGATTAATAGATTTTAACCAATAACAAGGGGCGTTTTAATACGCCCCTTAATATAGAAAGCTAGAATTATGAAAACATTCAATGGACATAGAAGTTGGAACGCTTGGAACGTTTCATTATGGTTAAGTAATGACGAAATATATTATCATTTATTCGTTGCTTTAATAAAAGAGAAAGGAATACAAAAAGCAACTAATTCAATCTATCATTATTTAAAAGGTGGCAAAACTCCTGACGGTGCAAGTTATAATAGGTTAAGCGTTAAGTTAGCCTTGGAAGGGTTAGAGGTCGAGTAATGGAAACTGAGTATAGAACACTCAAAGAAGTAAGACATAGTTTACCTATAAAATTTACGCAAGAACAATTTGCTAGATTATTAGGCGCAAGTAAACCTACTATTGCTAGATGGGAAAGTGGCAAAGGTAAAATGAGTGGGGGTTATTATAAACTGATATGTTTATTACAATATGATTATGTTTTTTGGTATTTATTTAACTTAAATAAACCTTTTAAACATTTAAAAGAAGTAAAGAATAATCGGGCTTAGGTACTTAGGTAGCAAGGCAAATTAATATTTGTCTTGCACCGACCCCCCACCAAGCAAAATCGGGCGGCTTTCTTCTACAGAGCGCAGGTATGTAGTGTTTTGAACATATAATTTGATATATATTGAAAATCCGTTATATTAGTCCCATGTTCAATGCACCGGAAGAAGTGATACGTGAAGTCTTGGCCTTGGAACAAGCTAAGAAAAACCTTGGTATTAGGGCAAAAGCACAAGAAGATTTTATGTCTTTTGTTAAACACGTGTATGATGGATTTATTGAAGGCGATCATCATAAAAAAGTTGCACAAAAATTTGAAAAGTTAGCCAAGAACCCTGGTTCACGGATCATTGTTAACATGCCACCACGACATACGAAGTCTGAGTTTGCCAGTTACTTGTTACCTGCGTGGTTAATAGGTAAGAATCCTACCCTAAAAATTATCCAAACAACGCATACGAGTGAATTAGCGGTACGTTTCGGAAGAAAGGTAAGGAATCTTATGGAGCTTGAAGTGTATAAAGCTATTTTTCCTGACGTGGAGTTGCGTGTAGATTCCAAGGCAGCGGGTCGATGGGAAACGGCACAGGGCGGTGAGTATTATGCAGCGGGTGTGGGCGGAGCGATCACGGGCCGTGGTGCAGATTTATTGATTATTGATGATCCGCATTCGGAACAAGATGCATTGTCGGAAACGGCGATGGAGAGTGCGTATGAGTGGTACACGTCTGGGCCGAGACAAAGGTTACAACCTGGGGGATCTATTGTGGTGGTTATGACACGGTGGTCCTTGAAAGATTTAACGGGGAAATTGATTAAGGCACAAGGAGCGGATGTCATGTCGGATCAGTGGGATATGATAGAGTTTCCTGCTATTTTACCGAGCGACAATATATTGTGGCCAGAGTTCTGGAAGAAAGAAGAATTGCTCAAGGTCAAGGCATCGTTGTCCCTGGGCAAATGGAATGCGCAGTGGCAACAGAATCCGACGGCGGAAGAGGGTGCGATTATTAAGAAAGAATGGTGGAATGTATGGGAAAGTGAAACGGTGCCCCCGGTCAGTTATATTATGCAGAGTTATGACACGGCGTTTTCGAAAAAAGAGACGGCGGATTATTCAGCGATTACGACCTGGGGAATATTCCAACCCGAGGAGGGGGGTCCAGACCATATAATTTTATTAGATGCGCGAAAAGGAAGGTGGGACTTTCCAGAGTTGAAGAGTACGGCGAAAGAGGAATACAAATATTGGGAACCTGATATGGTGATTATTGAAGCGAAGGCTACCGGTACCCCGCTCACGGACGAATTACGGACGATGGGGATTCCTGTTATTAATTATACACCGAGTAAAGGACGAGATAAACATACAAGGATGCATATGGTGGCTCCTATTTTTGAGAGTGGTATGGTGTGGGCACCGGATAAAAAATTTTCAGAAGATGTTATTGAGGAGTGTGTAGCGTTTCCAAATGGGGATAACGATGATTATTGCGATAGTATGAGTATGGCACTTATAAGATATCGTAAGGGAGGGTTTATAAAACTTGACAGCGACCCCGAAGATGAGGAACCTATGTATCGAATACAAGCTCGTCA